CCACTTATATGACCACGCAGATAGTCGCACTTGATTTTGAAATACATAGTGAGTTTGTTTAGGTGCATGGTCTAACACATTCTTTTCGTTAATCAGTTTCTTTTCGTGTTCTGGTAGTAAAGAATGCAACCATTCTACCATGATAGTCTTTGCTCTTCGTCTAATTTTTTTTACTTGTTTTGTATTCATTTTGTACCTTTATTAATTTAAAATTTGTTTCTCTATCAAAGTATCTATAACTCATTCGTACTGGTTTGAACTTATAAAGATAAGAAAATACAATCTCTTCATCTAAATCTTTACAAGAATAAACATCAAGTTGAACTAACGCAGGGTTGTCTTCATCCCAAACATGCATTGCTATATGAGAAGTTTCTATTATAGTAACTGCAGTTAATCCTCTGTTGCCTATGTTGTCACAATACTTTAGATATGGACCACCAAGTATCTTCATATCTATATCTGTTATTAATTTTTTTAACCATACTCTAGTTGTCTTTAAATCTTTTGGTGGTTCTAATACTTCTGCTCTTACAAGTAAGTGCTTATGTTTCAACATAAAATTATTGTTCTATTATTTTTACCTCGTTAACTTTTGGTTCTTTAACAACTCGTGTTAAGAAAATATTACCACTTGCATACTTGAATGCTCGTAGTCCTTTACCTTCGTTAGTATCTTTATGACACTCAACTTTGTGCGAACAAAACACACAACCCGCAGGAAGTTTCATGTTACCTGCTTTCTCATGTGGTACTGGTTCATAACACTTAGGTGGTAACTCATCTGATTCTAATTTCTCTTTAACATTTTTAATTAAAGATTTAATATTAGGTTTAGCTAAGTCATCTGGTCTATATAAAGCAAGTTGTCCAGTTGATTTATTGATTGCAAGAAATCCTCCTTTGTTAGAATTTTCATTAGCTTCATACCCAGATAGTTGAGCAATGTATCCGAAAGGGTCATCCTCTTCTAGTGTACCATTCTCAAATTTCTTGAATGAATAAGCTGACGCAGTCTTAACATCTATAACTTCACCATCAATCTTACTATCCATATGTCCTACTATACCTTCGACATTAACTTTCTTTTGTTGGTCTGTTACTTCATGTCCTGCTAAATCAGTAAGAAATAAAACTAAATGTTCTAGTAAATGTCCATACAAAAATTTTAATTGTAGTGATGGGTCTGCCTTTGCTTTTTTCTTTGGTTGATTTTTATCATACCATAATTGTCTTGTTGGTCTTCCAACTATTGACATACGCAAATGACTTTTGTCTTGCTTAACTGGGTTAGTCCAGTCAATCATTGCGTCTTTAATGTTAGATAAAAATTTATTTAACTTATCATCTGATACTTTTATTTGTTTGCCTTCCGCTAATCCAGTTAATAATTTATTAATATCTGGTATAAGAGTATCTAATGTCTTAGTGTGTTTCTTTCCAATTGTTTCCAACTTTGTACTCCCCTGTTAGTGGACATCTTATATTCAATTCTTTACCTGCATTGGTAATACATTGTACTGCAAGTTGTCCTAGTTTATCTGCTTGACTTTCTTTTACTTGGTATTGAAATTCATCATGTACATTAGCGACTGGCAATGCATCAATATTATTTTTCTCTATCTCTTTGTCTAATAATACCAATGCTTTCTTCATTGCTATTGCCCCTGCTCCTTGGATGAGGGTGTTGACTGCTGAATGTTTTTGTCTGATGATGAGGTTTCTTTGGTCGATTGCTTTGAGGTATCCTTTTCCACAAGCGAGGTCCACTCTATCTCGCAACCTCTTAAGACTTGGTAAAGACTCAAGAAATCTTTCTTTAATCTGCTTTCCATAGCTTTCATTCCTTCCACAGATACTTCCGAGTTTTTTGTTACCTGCTCCATAAATGAACGCATAGATAAATGTTTTTGCAGTATCTCTGCTTTCCAACCCTGCAAGAGTTTGATTTGTAGTGTGTATATCTCCATTAATGACTTCATTAATATACTCCTTGTTGTTCATATAGTGGGATAATATTCTTAACTCCAGTCCACTTGCGTCTATTCCCACTAGTTTATATCCGCTTGGTACTGTCCATAATTCCCTGCATTCTTTTCCATATGGAGAGTACACAGCAGGGATTTGAGCCATGTTGGGCGACTGGTGACTCATTCTCGAAGTTATTGCACCATTGGTAATAACTCTTCCATGTACTCTCCTATCCTCTGCTACCGCTTCAATCCAAGAATTAATCATTGCAATTCTCTTTTGCAGTAGAAGGAATTCGTTTATCAATTCCGCTTCGGGAATGTTTTTAATCTCTGATAAAACTTTTTCATCTACAATTACATGTCCTTTATCAGTTTTCTTTTTAGGTTTCCAACCTAGTTTCATAAGTCGTTCACCTATCTGTTGTCTTGAACCAAGATTAAATTCTTGATACTTGACTTTAATAAATGGTTGTCCCTTTACATACCCTCGTGCTTTATTGTTTGACTTAGGTATAAAAGTTTCCTCAATCTTAAGTGGAGGAAAAGTTTCTCTAACTTTACTTTGTACTTCATCAATCTTAGTTTGAAGTTTAGCAAGTAGTATGTGTGCTTTCTCATTATCAAAAAGAAAACCAGTCTGTACTTGTTTCTCTATTATCTTTGAGACATCATGTTCTAACTCAATAGATTTTTCAGAGAAACCTTTACCTTGTCTTTGTAATAAATCATAAACTTTCTTTGTAAGTTTAACATCACGAATACAATACTCTAACATTTCTAAAGAGAACTCAGAGAAATCTTTGAAGTCTATCTTGTTATATCCAAACTTAATTCCATATGCTCTTAATGAATGTCCACCTTCTCTTACTGGTTTAAACAATCGTGATAGTATAAGTGTATCAGTTACCTTACCCATCTGAAATAAATCTACATCAAGAACTTTTTTAATAACTGGAGCATCAAATCCTATGATGTTATGTCCAATAAACTCTTGATAATTTTTTGCGTCATCTTTAAATTTATGTAAATCATTTGGAGTATAACATACAACATTACCCTCATCAGAAATAGTAACTAAACAAAAGATTTTATTAGGTAGTCCATGACCATTAACAATCTCTGTTGTTTCAATATCTAAGAATAGTTTTTTATCGCCCACTTTTATTCCTTCCAATTAAAATTTATCTTCTTCTGTTTCATCACCGCTTGGTTTCTCAACCTCATTTAATCTACCAGTATCTTTGTCGTAGTATAAATATGTAGCAGGACCAGTCATACCTACAAATCTATTCTTAAGAACTCTTAAGCATGTAGTATTTCTTGTAGCAATGTCATCACTCTGACTATCTCTTTCTAATCCAAGAACCATGTCTGATAGTTGAGCAATTGAACCCGACCCTCTAAGTTGAGCAAGTGAAGTGACTGCTCCCTCTTCATGTCCTTTACCATCTGGTCTTTTTAAATGTGATACAATTATCAAAGCAACATCTGTTTCTTGAACAAGTGTTCTAAGCTTTGTCATAATTTCATCAAGTGCTTTTCTTTCATCACCTATCTCTTGAGAAGATACAATCATACTTATGTGGTCAAGTACTATGAACTTACAGTCCAAAGCTTTTGCCATGTATCTAACTCTAGCAACAATATTATCTACTGAATTACTACCGAAGTGATTGTAGAAATAAAATCTACCAGTACCTATTGTCTTGTTGAAGTAGTTTGTTTTATCTTCATCTGATAAATTAATATCGGGTCTTCGTAAAGGTAAGTTAGCTTCTGTTCCCATGATATCTAGTGCAGTTATCTTAGGACTTTCTTCTAACATAATCATACCAATGTTACTCTCTGTACTTTTAAAGATATGATATACTAACTCTTTGATGACTGATGTTTTTCCAAGTCCAGTCCCCGCAGTAATAGTAACTAACTCACCGCTACGAATACCATAAGTTAACTCATCTAAACCTTTCCATCCATAATCTATTCTGGATTTTACGATTGGTTCTAGTACCTCAGAAAGTAATTGACTACCTTCAATGATACCATCTGGTGCATGTACTGGTGCATTCCACCAAGCTTTTACATACTCTTCATACTTCTTAGAACGCAACAAATCATTTGCGTCTTTGTAACTTTCAGAAAGTTTTACTATCTTAACTTTCCCGGGTTGAAATAACTCCGCAACTTTTTGTGAAGCTTCTCTACCCACACTATCGTTATCAAAATTAATTACAATATTGTCAAATTTATCAAGCCAATTATAACTATGTTTGATATCTTTTAATGCGGAAGCAACTCCATTCTTAATAGAAACTACTGGATATTTTGAACCTAACATTTGATAGACTGACATTGCGTCAACCTCACCCTCTGTTATGGTTACAAATTTTCCGCCATTAAATAATTGCTGACCGAACAATCCAGAACTGGATGTCGAACCTAGTATTGAGAACTGTTTATCTTTAACATATCTAGTCTTGGTTGCTATCATCTGACCTGTCTCGTCATAGTATGGATAGATATGTTTTGCTATTTGATTGTTACCATTGTAAGTAACCTTCACTCCATACTTTTTACAAGTCTCACTATTGATTGCTCTATCTGATATAGAAGATACAGAACCTTGATGATAACTTAAGTCTGTTATTTTTTCTGCTGTCTGCATGTCGCCCCTTTGTTGTTGTTGATTTACCCCTGTCTCATTCGGGAAGAAAGTGGTACAAGAAAAACAATAGCTACTGCCATCATCATTAATACTTCTTGCATCACTACTTCCACAAGTAGAACAGGGGACATGATACTCTACAAATTTAGATTTGTCTTCGTTCATATGTCGCCCCCTGTTTTAGTTAGTTAAAATTCCTCGTTGTTACCTTCTGCAACAAACCCGCCATCCGAGACATCAAAGTCTTCGCCATATGGCACGAGGTCAATTACTTGTACTGCTTGTAAGTCCAAGCTTGTACCAGATTTACCTGCAAATGTCCAGTCAAAAGGTTTGTATAAAACTTTAACCTTTGAACCATTACCTACTAGTACATCAATAGGTTGTTTCGCAGAGTCCACTAGTCTCGGCATAGGATTTTTAGTCCCATCCGCCCTAGCAACTTTTCTTTTAAACTTGATAATAGAACCTCTATCATCTTGTTTAACTGACACACCCTTACCCTTGAACTCATCAGCAGTCTTGTCATCAACTGCTAAATCAATTTGATATACTGGGTCGAATGTTGTATTAGGTCTAGTCACACTAGCCCAATATGCTTTTCCTTCAACTGTTGGCATATATACCTCCTATGTTATTATTGAAGATTGTATTATAGCACGAAACAAAAACAAAGTCAAGTGCTAATAATAGTTTATTTAGTTTAATTTTAAACATGTCATTACTCTATTAAATATTTATTAATATTATTATTAATATTATAATAATAACTATTATAATCTTTAACATAGTTAATTATTTTATTTAAATTAAACATATTATATCATACAATTGTGTCATAAGCAAGGCATAAATAAATTTATTTTATACCTGCGACATTTTATTTGATAAATATTCGGCACGACTAGGTGTTTGTTTAGCCCACCTGCTATCTAACATTTCTAAACTCGCCCCTTTAAAATTTAGTTTAGCTATGTTCTCAAACATTTTTCTGAACTTACCTACACCTGCCTTACCTAATTGGAAACACATGTTACAAAATATAGATATGATTTTCATCTTCCTATCTATATCTAGTAATTCGAAGTCTGTGTTTGTCAATCTTTCTTTGA